AGCAATAGCATCATCTACTCTATTTGTTGAACTACTAAAAGGTAAAACAATAGAAGAAGCAAAACAGATAAAAGATAAAGATATTGCAGAAGCATTAAAGTTACCTCCAATCAAACTACATTGTAGTGTATTAGCAGAAGATAGTATTAGGAAAGCTATAGAAGATTGGGAGATGAAAAAAGGGTGTTAATAGATTTTACTAATGAAGCATTGGCTAAGGCGATTGAGAAATCGGAAAATGAAAGCAGAGATATTATTCGTGTTGGGGTTACTGGTGGCGGGTGTGCTGGTTATGAGTATATTTTTACATGGGATGATAAAATCGCTGAGTCAGATCTTCTCTTAGATTTTGGTCAAATAAAAATAGTAGTAGATCATTTATCAGCTAATTATCTAGGTGGTTCAATAATTTCATATGAAGAGATTGGTCTCAATTCACAGTTTAAAATTAACAACCCTCGTGAAGTAGCTGCTTGTGGATGCGGTGTATCAGTATCATTAGATCCAAATAAGATAAATACTATCGAGGTAAAATAATGGCAGCTTTAACTAACCAACCTAAAAATTTAAATTTCTTATCACCGCTTAAGTTTACTTTTGTTGTGAACAAATTACCTCATGTTAACTTCTTTGTACAGAGTGTTTTATTACCTGCGGTATCTTTAAACGCTGTTGAAGTACCTACACCGTTTGTCAAACTACCACAAGCAGGTGATCATATCGACTTTACCGAATTTCAGATTGGGTTTAGAGTCGATGAGCAAATGGAATCTTATAGAGAGTTATATCATTGGATAGAAGCTTTAGGTTTCCCTGAAAGCTTTGAGCAATATAAAGAACTTGCTGATGGTGATAGGAGAGTTAACCCTAACGGTGATAAAGAGATACTTTCAGATGGTACTCTTATAATACATAACAGCAATACTAATGCAAACATTAAAGTTATAATACTAATGCAAACATTAAAGTTAAGTTTACTGGACTATTTCCATCAACACTATCAGAACTTGCGTTTGATCTAAGAGCTGGTGACGTTTCATATATAGAATGCGTTGCTTCTTTTAGGTACGAAAAGTTTGAAATAGAGTTGATTTCTGAATAAAAAGCTCTTATAATTATATTATGACTCTGGATGAACTACTCGAAAACTGGAAAGCTGATGCTGAAATCGATAGAACCGAACTCGGCAACGAAGCTATAAAGATACCACAACTACACTCTAAATATTTTAAATTCTATTCTACGGAAAGGCTAGCGCTTAGAAAGTTAGAAGAAGATGCTAAGATATTAAAAAAGCAAAAGTATGAATGGTTTAGTGGTTCTATGGACTATGAAGATCTAACCGATCTTGGATGGGAACCAAACCCATTAAAAATATTAAGAGCAGACATACCCCAGTATATAGACGCAGATAAAGATATAGTAAGTATTAATCTTAAAATAGCTTATCAAAAAGAAAAAGTTGATTTCTTAGATAGTGCTATACGTTCTCTTAATACAAGAGGTTATAATTTAAGAGCTGCAATTGACTGGGAAAAATTCAAGATGGGAGGAATCTAATGCCATATATTGATAAAACTCCAATAGAGAGTGTTGAGCAAGCTATAAACTTATGGGAAGGTGTTATGCACGATCCTAATTTAGATGGTTACAACGGCTTTGCTTGTATGAAAAAAATTTACAGAGCTAAATGGGCAGCAGAAAATGCCTTAAAGAATGTACCACTTTATCATGGAATGGATGAGTGGATTGAGGAGAATAGACCTGAATGAATTGTGTGATAGTAGGTTATGGTTTTGTTGGAAAAGCAACAGGGGCATATCTAGATAAATTAAATATCGATGTAGATGTTCATGATCCAGCAGTTGGATTAGAAGCGGATAGAAATAAAGAATATGACTTTGTTTTTTATTGTTTACCTACTAACGAAATAAATGGCAAGTTAGATATATCGATACTTGAACAAGAGTACGGTACATGGAAAGGTGAACAGGTTATTAGATCAACTATTGGTCCAGATCAAGTAGATAAATTTAATGAGCCTACTATGTGGCCAGAATTTTTAAGAGAGATTACCTGGAAGGATCAGCTCTCTCAACCTGAAGTAGAAAATGTTATTGGTAAATCAGGCTCAAGCTTTTTTTGTTTCTGGTTAAAAGGTGAAGCTAAAGTAACAGAAGTTACTGCTAAAGAAGCTGCTATGTTTAAAATGTGTAGAAATGCTTTCTTAAGTATGAAAGTAACCTTTGCTAATATTTTAAATGATAATTGTAAGAAGAATAATATTAACTACTATACAGTTAAAGAACTATTAAAAAGAAATATAGACCCAACTACGCATTTAGATGTTCCCGGACCGGATGGTAAATTTGGTTTTGGAGGTAAATGCTTGCCTAAAGATACAACTCACTATCAGACACTATCCAATGATACACTCTTTATGGCTGTATTAGGTTGTAATGAGATAGCGAGAAAAATGAAATGATCGTAGGATTTACTTGTTCAGCATTTGACTTGCTGCATGCCGGTCATATTGCTATGTTACGCGAAGCAAAATCACAATGTGACTATCTAATTTGTGGCCTGCAAGTAGATCCGTCACTAGATAGAAAAGAAAAAAATACTCCTATTCAAACTATAGTAGAAAGATATACACAACTTCAAGCTATTAGCTATGTTGATGAAATAATTCCATATATTACAGAAGTAGATTTATTAGATATTATAAGCATGTTACCTATCGATGTAAGAATATTAGGTGATGAATATAGAAATAAAGAATTTACTGGAAAAGAAATCTGCCAAAAAAGAGGTATAAAGTTATACTTTAATAATAGAGATCATAATTTCTCTACAAGTAGCCTCAGAAAGAAAGTATATGACAGAGAAAATATTCGTAGAAAAGTATAACGAAGCATACGTTAAAGTAAATTGTGAGCCTGGTATTGCATATGAGCTCCAAGAATATTTTACGTTTACTATCCCTAATGCTAAGTTTATGCCCCAGGTTAGAAATAAATTCTGGGACGGTAAGATACGTTTGTTCAATGTAGCTACTCAAAGACTATATGCCGGCCTTACTCCTTATATAAGAAAGTTTGCTTATGATAGAGATTATGAAGTAGACTTAGATGATGACCTACATGATGATAGTTACTCATTAAAAGAAGCATACGACTTCTGTAAGCAAGCAACCAATTTAGAACCAAGAGACTATCAAGTAGAAGCTTTTGCTCATGCTATGAGAACAAGAAGAGCTTTACTTTTGTCACCTACTGCATCAGGTAAATCACTTATCATCTATCTTCTAGCTAAGAAGATGATTGAATCAAAGAAAAAAATATTAGTTATAGTTCCTACCACATCACTTGTATATCAAATGCAATCTGACTTTAAGTCATATGGTTATGAAAATAATATAAGAGTAATTGATGGTACTCAAGATAAATCTTGGCGTAATGATATTATAGAAGACATAGTAGTATCAACATGGCAATCAATTTACAAAATGCCTAAGCCCTGGTTTAATCAGTTTAAGTGTGTGATGGGAGACGAAGCTCATAACTTTAAGTCTAAGTCATTAACTTCTATTATGACTAAGTTAGAAGACTGTGAGTATAGATATGGCTTTACTGGAACATTAGATGGTACTCAGACCCATAAGTTAGTATTAGAAGGACTCTTTGGAGCAATTAAGAAAGTAACTACATCTAAAGAACTAATGGATAAAGGCACATTAGCTGATCTTAAAATAAAATGTATTGCTTTATCATATCCTAAATCAGAATGTGCTTTACTTAAGAAGGCATCTTATCAAGAAGAGATGGATTATATTGTGAGTTCTGAAGCAAGAGCTAAGTTTATACAAAACCTTATTCTATCTATGAAAGGTAATACACTAGTACTATTTCAACTAGTTGAAAAACACGGCAAAGTATTATATAATAACTTAATAGAGCAACAAAAGAAAGACTTATTCGATAGACAGTTTTTCTTTGTTAGTGGCGAAGTAAACGCTAAGATAAGAGAAAATATTAGATCAGTAGTCGAAGATGAAAAGGACGCTGTCATAGTAGCATCGTATGGTACCTTCTCAACTGGTATCAATATACGTAACCTAAATAATATTATATTTGCGTCTCCATCTAAATCAAAGATTAGAGTACTACAATCTATTGGAAGAGGTTTAAGAACTTCAGATAAAAAAGATAGCGCTACCTTATTTGATATCTCAGATGATCTTTCACATGGAAAGAGACGAAACTATACTCTACAGCATAGCGCTGAAAGAATCAAATATTATAATGACGAAAAGTTTGATTATAAGATATACCAGGTAAAATTAAATGTTTAGTTTCTTAAAACTTATTGACGGTACTGCCTTAATTGGTAATATTATAGAGGAGTCTGATCAAACATATTTTATAGAAGATGCAGTTGAGCTTGGTTCTAAAAATCTTACTACTTTAGAGAGACAATATTTTTTTAAGAATGTTTATTCCCCATTCTCTACATCGAGTGAAATTATAACTGAAATATATAAAGATCATATTATCTCTATACATCAAGATATAGATGAATATGTTCTAAGTCATTGGCAGCGATATGTTGCTAAATGGAAAAACCTAAGAGGCGAAGCAACAATATCAACTGAACAAACTAATGATGTAAATAAAGATGATGTTGAAAGATTGAATGCCTTTCTAGAGTATCAATCTCTAGCAAATAACGAGATACATTAAATGGGAAAACACTACGTTGACAACAAAGAGCTATATAGAGTTCTTTTAGAATATAAGTTTGAAAGATTAGAAGCAGAAAAGAAAAATAAACCTAAACCACCTATACCTAATTATGTTGGTGAATGTTTATTACAAATAGCTAATAGATTATCTTATAAACCTAACTTTGCTAACTATATGTTTAGAGAAGAGATGGTTGGAGATGGTATTGAAAATTGCATTAATTATCTTAATAATTTTGATCCAGAAAAAAGCAAGAACCCTTTTGCGTATTTTACTCAGATAATTTATTATGCTTTTTTGAGACGAATTGAAAGAGAGAAAAGACAACTATATGTTAAGCATAAAGCTTTAGAGAATCATATGATAGAAGACGAGCTTTCTACTCACCATGATAGTGCTTCCGAGACAAGCGGTGTTGCTGTAAGATTAGATACTGATTATATGAAAGAGTTTGTTACTACCTTTGAAGATAAACTTGAAGATAGAAAGAAAAAAAGAGAAAAAAAGAAAGCAAAAGAAAATTTAGGAAAGTTTATAGATGAGTAAGATTGCTATAGTTACTGATATACACTTCGGTGCTCGTAATGATAATCAACGAGTAGCTGACTTTCAAGAAAAGTTCTTTAGTGAAGTTTTCTTTCCTTATATCGATAAACATAATATTAAAGTAGTTGCTGATTTAGGTGACACATTTGATAGAAGAAAATATGTTAACTTCTATTCGTTAGATAGAGCTAAAAAAATGTTTTTTACTCCGTTGCAAGAAAGAGGTATTGAACTTCATGTACTAGTTGGTAATCATGATTCATTCTATAAGAATACTATAGAACTTAATTCAATCAACCTACTTGCCGAGCATTATGATAATATAGTAACATATCAAGAACCTAAAGAGTGGAATAATATTCTTATGGTACCTTGGATATGTGATAGTAATGAAGAGCATATATTTAAGATGGTAGAAGATACTAAATGTCCAGTAATGTTTGGTCATTTAGAACTAGCAGGCTATCAAATGTATAAAGGCCAGTCTATCTATCATGGTATGAAAGATGATTGGCTACAAAAATTTGACTTAGTTTGTACTGGACACTACCATACTAAATCAGAACAAGGTAATGTAAATTATCTTGGATGCCCTTTTGAGATGACCTGGGCAGATGCGGACGATCAAAAGGGTTTTCATATCTATGATATTGATAAAAGAGAATTAGAGTTTATTCATAACCCTAATACTATGTTTAAAAAAATATGGTATAATGATGAAAATGCAGTAGTAACTGATATCATTGATCAAGATTTATCAATATACCAAAACTGTTATATAAAAGTAATAGTAAAAAATAAAACTAATCCTTACTGGTTTGATATGTTCATTGAGAGATTAGAAAAACAAAATCCTGTTCATCTACAAATAGTAGAAGATCATCTTAACTTAGATCTAGAAGATGATAATGAAATTATAGGTGAAGCAGAAGATACATTAACAATACTTAATCATTATGTTGAAGCTCTTGAGACTCAAGCTGATAAAAATGAAGTCAATAAAGTCTTAAGAGAAATATATTCTGAGGCGCTAGCAATAACTTGATAAAATTTAAAACCTTAAAGTGGAAGAACTTTCTATCCACTGGTAATGTATACACTGAATTACAGCTCGATAAAAATCCAACTACATTAGTTATTGGAGATAATGGGGCAGGTAAGTCAACGTTTCTTGATGCTTTATCATTTGCATTATATGGTAAACCATTTCGTAAAGTAAATAAATCACAATTAATTAACTCTATCAATAAAAAAGATATGAGAGTAGAGTTAGTATTTCAAGTAGGTAAGCATATCTATAAAATAGTAAGAGCAGCTAAACCTAATATGTTTGAGATATGGCAAAATGGAGAGCTAATTAACCAAGATGCTAATGCAAGAGACTATCAAGATTTTTTAGAAAAACAAATTATAAAATTAACACATAAAGCTTTTAGTCAAGTAGTAGTATTAGGCTCTACATCTTTTATTCCTTTTATGCAGCTATCATCTATGAATAGAAGGGAGGTTATTGAAGACTTATTAGACTTGCAGATCTTTTCTACTATGAATACTCTTTTGAAAGATAGAATTAACTCTAATGAAAAAGAACTAGCTGATGTTGAATATAATGTTAAAATGCTAGAAGAAAAAATTGCTCTAACTGAAGAGCACTTAGAGAGCCTTGAAGCTGACAATAATTCTAAGATACAGAGTAACTTATCTATGGTTGAAGATAACAAGCGGGAGATAAAGGCTCTGCAAGGGACAACTAATGATATAGCACAGAAAGTAGAAAGTATCAATAATAGTATCGATGATCAGACTACTGTTAAAAATCGTTATGAAAAATTAAAAGAAGTAAGAGTTAAACTTAGCAGTAAAATTTTGGATCTTAAAAAGCGTTTAATATTTTATCAAGAAAATGATAGTTGTGATGCTTGTGGTCAAGAGATAGATAATACTTTTAAAGAAGAAATAGTTTGTGATCATAATAAAAAAGTTGAAGAAATAAACGAAGGTATTGAAAAGCTTCAAGAAGAATTAAAAACAGCTGAAGATAGAATGGAAGAGATAATGACTAAACAACAGGAAGTTATCTCTTTGCAAAATACTATGAAGGAGCTTTCTTGGAAAGAAAGAACTTTAAATGATAGTATTAATAAACTCTTAGAAGAGAATAATAGTTTAAAAGATGTTAGTGGTAATAAAGCTAAGAACTTAAATCAGCTTGATACGTTTGAAAAGAAAAGAGATAATGCTTTATTAACAAAAGTAGAGGAAGTAAATAATAGAAATGTACT